AATCTCCATCTACCCACTGACTTTCAGCCCCTGCTTCAGTGGCTTGTTTATTAAATCCTGGGACAAATTTGAGCTTTTGTAACATAATAATTATGTTATATATTAGTTATGAATATAATGAAAGCCAGAATAATATGGTTTCCTGACAAGCTTACTAGCATAAATTTTGATTATTTGCAGAATAATGATTCTATTAATTGGGAAGAGCCCCATGAAATACAACATCTTAAAAACGTAAGAGAATTTATGAAAGAAGATGGACTTCTTTTTCCTGGCGTTATTATGTTTAATCCCCAAACAAAAAAAGATGAGATTCATTGTGGACACTTTAGATTTAAAGTTGCGGAAGAAATGGGCTATGGGGGTATTGAAGTTTATAGGGTTAATCACCCTCGAGATATTCTATATTTGACAGCTTTTACTGAAACATGTTATAAACACTATATTGAATTAAAGAATTTAAAGAATGACCATAGACCAGAACATAAATATTTATGACTTATGAATCTTTAGAAGAAGCTCAAAAATATCATATTCAACATCAAACTCATTGGATTGGTGAATCCTTAGGGGAATATAAACATCAAATATGGGAGATGATTCACCGAAAAAATATAAAAACTGTTTTAGATTATGGGTGTGGAAAAGCTCATTTTCATAAATTATTATTTAATAATCCTAAAACTCCCGGAGCGCCCACAGTACAACTTACCCCTTATGACCCTGCTTATTTTCCCTTTGCAGAAAAACCTACTGAAAAATTTGATTTAGTTTTATGTATTGATGTGATGGAACATGTCCAAGAAGATCAAATAAATAATGTTTTAGAGGATATATTTAGTTTTAGTGATAATGTTTTTCTTACTATTACATGTTATAAAGCTACCCAGACTTTATTAAATGGCAAGAATGCTCATTATACAGTTAAAAAACCAGAGTGGTGGAAAGAAAAATTAAAGCCCTATGATGGAAAATATAAGGTTGTCTTTCAAACACGACCTGAAAGAGGTTCAACTATTATTAATAAAGAAGAATGGAATCCTAGCGCTGAAACTTTAGAGAAATTAAAAAAGAATCATAAAACATTAGATGCCAGTCAAAAAGAAAAGGCTAAATTATTAAAATGACGGAAAGAACAGTAAATATAGATAATTTTATTGCTACTTATGATGGATATGTTCCTGATATAGAATGTAAAAAAGCCATTAATTTATTTGAAAAACAATTTAAATTTAGTGGGACTATTAATAGACAAGAATTTGAAAAAATTTCTATATTAAAAAAACAAGATCAACAATTTTTTTCTGCCCCTGGAAATCTAGAAGTATGGCACCAAGATTTAAAAGCGTTACTGGCTAATTTTGATATCGCTTTAAAGCATTATGAAAATAACACAGGCATTAAAGAGGTATATGATATTAAAGAATTTAAATACACTACATTAAAAATTCAAAAAACATTGCCTACAGAAGGATATCATTTATGGCACACAGAATGGGGACCTTTAGAGCCCCAACTAAAAAGAGGTTTGGTTTTTTCCATATATTTAAATGATGTAAAAGAAGGTGGGGAAACAGAATTTTTACATTTTTCAAAAAGAGTCAAACCTAAAACTGGAAGAATAGTTATTTGGCCTGCATGTTTTCCCTACATTCATAGAGGAAATCCACCTCTAACAGGGGAAAAATATATATTAACTTCTTGGTTATTGGTAGGTTAAACAGCCGGTGAAGTAAAAGAAGTAGGTCTTGCGCCTATTCTATTAATTTTTTGTTCAGCCGTTTCGGGAACGGGAGATGTCACATCACTTATATCAGAATAATTATTATTATCCCAATCAGTTTGTAATGCAGCTAAATGGGCTGTATCCCATCTCGTAATAAACTCATTAAAATCTCCATGTGTAATTGCATCAAAAGCTGAGTGAGGTGTTTCATCTCTGTATTCTACCTGATCTTCAACTATAGAAGTTCCAAATTGAATTGACCACAGATTTGAAAAATGAGCTTGATTCCAAAAAGCAGCATCATCAATTGTATAACCGATAGAATGACCATGATCATTTTTTATTGATTGATTAATAACTCTCTTATCATCAAATATTACCGACCATGTTGGATGTGTTGCCATAATTTATCTCCTTAAGTTTTAATTACATATAAAATTGTTAAATACGGTTGTACAACCGCAGTTGCATCCCCCGTAAAAGTTGCACTCATATTATGAGAGTGACCTGTTCCAGATCCCGCAGAACCAGTAGTGCCCCCAGGTGTTGTAAAAGGGAAGTGATAAGGTCCTAGAGATATATTTGAATTGTTTGCAGAAGAGTGAGTATGTGACGCTAATTGCGCTTCAGTTAAAGTTGCATTCGCTGTTGAGCCTCCTACATTTCCTGTTGATTGAACTGTGTTTGCTCCACCAGTTGATGCCAGTGCTGCACTGTTGGATCTTCCTAAGGCTACATTATCTTTTAAATCTGGAAGATTAAAAGTTGTTGAGCCATTTCCAGCTCCGTAAGTTGTAGCAACAATAGCGAATAAAGCTGAATAAGTTGATCTTGAGACAGCTGCGCCGTTACATTCTAAAAATCCTGTAGGGACAGAAGTATCTGACCAAGGGATAATGCATCCTGTTGGAATTCCTTCAATACCTGTAAGGTTTGCTCCGTCAAAATCGTATTTAGTTGCTTCGTAATTAGACATATTATTTCTCCGTGTAAGTCCAGCCTGTTGTAGCGTCGCCAGAATAAACTAATGTAAAGGCAGCGCCTTGAGTATTAACTGTTAAATCTGATGCCGCATTCGCGATGTTAGAACTATTTCTACCTACTGTTAGTGCATTACTATCAAAGTCATAACCTTGATCAATAAATGAAACTTCCATACCAATAGTAGGTGAAGCAGGTAAAGTTACCGTTACACCTCCGCCGTTTGTATTAACGGCAAGTTTTGCACCAGGTTGAACTGTTTCGGCAGCTGTAATAGCTCGCCATACTTTTTCTTCTTGCGCTTTATAAACATTTGTTCCATCAGACCATAATCTATAAGTATGACCTTCACATAAAGCCACACCTGTACCAGATGTAGTTTTAAATGTAAGGGTATAATTTGCATGATTACAAGTATCTTGAACAATATAAGTTTTTTCAACTGAATCTGGCATAGTTACATTAAGATTACCTTCTAATGTGCCAGTAAGTTTTATGACGTCATCTTTACCATTTGAAGTAGCGCCATTTGTAAAAGTTAAAGCTCTACTAGCATCTGTGACGTTAAACGCCCCATAGCCACCTATAGCTTGTTCTAAAATTAATAAGTTTGTGTTAGTTATTTGGCCCCATGTTCCTGAGTTTTCCCCAGTAGTTTGGACTGTCAGTTTTAAATTTGCTGATGTAGCATTTGCCATTTTTTAATTCCTTATACTTCTATTTTATTAAAAAAAAGAGATAGTGTCAACTACTCTAAGCAGCAACATCCACCCATCCTGGTGGGTCTAAAGGTGCTGAGCCTGTATTAACTTCGTCCCAGATTAAAGCACTACCAGCTCCAAGACTTGCTGTCAAGCCAAATCCAGTAGGAGTTACATCTGTGTGAATTTTAATGATTGTTCCGGTACCAAGAGCAGCAGTCATTGCTTCACCAGTAATAGTAGGAATTGTATTAGCATCTGCCGTTACGGATGCTAATGCAGCAGTCATTGCTATTCCAGTTACAGAAACATTGGCGTCAGCTGTGGCACCTAAAGTACCTAGTGCACCAATCATAAAATTACCGGTAATCATTGCATCAGGCGCAGGATCTACTGTTCCTAAAGTAACTTGTGCTACACTTAATGTGTTTGCAGTTATAGTCGCATCTCCACTAATCTCTGTGGTTGTTCCAACAGCTGCCGTCATCCCTATTCCAGAAACTAATGCAGTTGCCCAAGTTCCTTCTACGCCCCAGGCATTATCTCCCCAGTGCTGTCTACCCCAACCAGCTTGGTTGTAAGCAGAAACGGAACCCAGTCCCATTGTAGCCTGATTACCAGTAGCCATTGCATCAGGACCTGCATCAGCAGTTCCTTGAGCGGCCGTCATTGCTATACCAGTTAAATAAGCAACAGTAGTTCCAATTGCTGTTGCAGTACCGGTTGTTACACCTAGTTCTTGATTATTATTTGTAGAATTTGTTGCGTTCGCATCAGCTTGAGTTGTGACACTGCCAAGATTGGCAGTCATAGCATTACCAGTTACAATGGCATCGCCATATTCACCCCAAGCGTTTTCACCCCAGGTAAGTCTTCCCCATCCGAATTCAACAGTTGCAGTAGTAGTTACCGAACCAGTCGCTCCAGATAAAGCTATACCTGTAGGAATTACAGTTGAGTTTCCTTGTTCTCCCCAGTTACCTACGCCCCATGTAAGCGATCCCCAAGTTGTAGCCATAGGAAGTTTACCTCCCTATTATCCTGAGACTCTTAATATCGCCGCTGTGCTTGTCGGTGCCGGAAATTGAATTGTAAACGTACCAGAAGTTGCTGTTTTATCTGCTCCAAAATCTAAAACACAAACTGCTGCATTGGTTACTGCAGAGGATGTATTATAAATTAATGCACCTCTAGAAGTTATAGTAACACCTGTAAAAGAAAGATCTGCAAAATCTGCTCTTGCTACGCCGGCAGAAATTGATGTTCCACTATTAGTTAGTGCCCCACCGCCAGCTGTGTAAGTACCGCTATTACTCACTTCGTTAGTTGCTGAATAAGCTGTAGTAGTTGAGTTTAGAGTTGCTGAAGAAGTATAAAGAGCTAATTTAAACTTGTCACCACTTGAGGATGAAAAGTTTTGATCACCTTCCAACAGTTGCTTCTTAAATGCGTTTGCAATTGCTTGTGTTATAGCCATTTTAGTTTTTCTCCTATTTTCCTATACGAGGAACACCACTTTGATATTCATCTCGTCTTCGTCTTCCCATTTGTTCTATTGCGAAGCCTTCAACAACTTGTTTATACTTTCCTTCGTATAATTGCAATAGATCATTTGGTCCTTTTAGAAAACTAAAAGCTTCTACAAGGCATGCATACAAAAGTCCGTTGGGAAAATTCAAACTTATGTATGTTGTAGTATTTGTACTCGATAATCCAGGGTCTTTCAAGATATAATTTAATTGAAGAGTATAGGTAGCATCCGGAGTAGGTGCCAAAACGATGGTGTTCTCATCCCATGAACTATAATATTTAGGCACTCCTTGCGCATTAGTAGGATTGAATTCTGACATAAAACTTGTGTCTCTATACTGTAAAAAATCTCTGTTATCCGCTACTCCCACTCCATCAGAATCTACAATTTGAAGAGATCTAATTACCAATGCATTTGTAGGTTCATCTATAAAACGAGTACCCGCTATAACTTGAGCTGTTTTATATCTTCGATTGTTATCCGAATCTACATCTCGTAAGATTTTCCATTCTGCATCTTCAATAAATCCATCAATAATAGTAGAAGTCAACACGTTTGAATCTACTTCTGTATAATCTCTAATTTTGGTTACTAATTCAGCGTATGTCATATTATCCTTGTTGGTAATCCAATGGTCCTGCTAAGACTTGGAATCCTCCTCCTATTGCACTCGCTGCAGCATTTGAAACTAAATCAAATGTATAACTATTTTCTTGAGTTACAGTTGATGGTTGCCCAGCTTGGTTATGTGTTGTTTGTACCATAGTTATAGAATACCCACCATAAACTTTTGCTCCTGAATCATGAGAACTCGCTGTTGTATTTTTAGGAGTAGATCCTCTAAATTGTGCATTGGTTCCCCGAGTACATCCCGTTAAAGTATTAGCTGCATTTCCAGTATATTGAATTACTTCATTCTTATAATAAGAATCTCCCGTAGCACCAGAAGTTTGTACTTTTTCAATTACTATATATCCAGCTGAGGGAAATGCTGATGAATCGGTGAGAACTATAGATAGATCACCGGCTGTAATATCTCCATTTAAAGTGGTTGATAATTCAAATGTAGAAACATCAACGCCTCCCACAGGAGATTTAACGTCTGTAAATCTTACAATATCATCATTGGATCTTTTACTAAATGGCTCTGAAACTGTAACTTCCTTAGAAGCAGCGGCAGTTGTAAATGGATTCTTGGGTAAAAAATCTTGAGTACCAAATTCTGTTCTGGCAGGGCGTGCTTTATCTAAACCTTGAGGATCTGCTACAAAAGGTTTGGGCTCTAATTGTGGTTGTTTTTTTTCATATTCTGAATAATGAACAAAGGCTCCATTCCATTCCGTAACCATTTGTCTCCATGGATAAGCTAATCCACTTCTATCTGAAATTGCCAATGCGTATTTTCCTTTTGAAAATTTTGCCATTATATCTCCGGATAATAAGTTTTAGGAGAAATATAAACACTTGCAGGAGAGCCGTCTTCTTGCAATGCTCTATTTAGTTCATCCTCATAAATTAATTTCATTTCTTGTGTTCTCTGTGGAGCTTTTTTCATAGATAAATAATAAGTTAATCCCGCACACATAGCAGGGACAAATCTATTAACTATATCAGCTTCGTTAGTATAGGCTCCGGCATCTTGAATTCTTTTTACATAATAATAAGCAATAAAATTACCAGCTTGAGTAGAACCTGGAGTTAGATATAAAGTCATTGTAACTTTATCTATAAATCTTTGAACCCAGTATTGTGATGGTTGACCTTCAGCTGTTTTATTTGAAAAAGCGGAATATTGTGATCTATTAATTTTTGAAAGTGGAGTGTCCACATTTGAAGTGGTTCTGTAACTTGCTTCTAAAATATCAGAAGCACCATATACCGCAGTGGCGTCAGACGTACCATCAGCAGTTGATCTATACATTGTATAGGTAGCTTGGCCATCAACTAAAGTAAAATTATTCTGCGCAATTTCCCAATAGTGCGCACCTCGGTTTTGCCAGTCTTGAAATAAAATATTTAATGATCTTCTAGCTGTTCTTAAGTCATTTCCAGAATAATCAAAAAAACCTAATCTCTCAAAAGACTCTGTAATAATATCATCTATCGAGAATGTTTTCTCGAATGTAGTTGTGCCAGAAAAAGCCATGGATACTCCTAACCAGTGATAGTTACGGTAACGCTGCCACTTGCTCCAGTTAGATTATACACAATTCCATTTTTAAAATAAATACCTGAACCGGGAACATAAACTGATAGTCCTTCAGTTCCGTATTTAGCTACGTAAACTTGACTACCCGGTGCTGATGCATCAGCTGAATCATAGAAAACTATAGCTGCGCTTGCAATACCTTTACCTTGAATAGAAGTAATTCTACATGGACCTGTTCTTCCTAACGTATTACTACCAACTGCCTCCATCTGAATGGAACCCTGATCACTTGAAAAACTTGTTGTCATAATTTTATCTCCTTAATTGTAAGCTCCCGAAGGAGCTCACAAAATTTATTTATTACTCGGTATCAGAAGTTGAATCAATTCCTAATACTTTAAACAAAATAGTACACCCACCTGCGCCTGGAGCACCGGATAAAGTAACTGTTAAAGTAGCTGGTGCTGTGGCAGCTGCTGTTGTACCACCGCCAAGACTAACTATTCCATTACCTCCGTTACCCACAAAGACACCTTTGAAGCCAGTTGAATTAACTGCTGCGCCAATCCCATCTAACCAAGTGTCAGTTGCTCCTACAGGTCCTAAATTTTGAAGAGTCACTGCATTCGTTGCCGCTGATGTAACAGCCACAAGAACAGATAATACTATAAAGTTAGCTGGTAAAGTCTCAGTACTAACTGCAGTAGCATCCGCTGCTGCAACTGTCAGACTGTACTGATGGACCTTTAGACCCATATCAGTAGTTAAGGCTCCTGTTGTAGTACTTTCTTTTATTAGGTCAAATCCGTTCTGTGAACGAACGGGACCTTTAAACGTTGTATTTGCCATAATATTCCTCCTAGAATATTTAAATGTAGTCCCTAGGGGATGTCGACTATACGCGTCTAC